CATATATATATAATACTAAATAATAGTATTTTTATTTATTTAAGCCAAAAAAAGGCAACCGATTAAGATTGCCTAATTTTTAATAAAAACCAAAGTAATTAATTACGCATTTGGGTCTATTTGTGTAGCACTTTCATTTGCAGTAACAACAGTTGAAACTGTAAAGTTAGCTGGAGATTTCTCCATTGCTTCGAATGTTAAAGAAAAAGATGAAGCATCAGCCATACTTGCTCCAGATGCGATTGTACCCCCAGTAACCTCTGCTCCGTGCTCTAATCCAACTAAAAAGAAGTTTCCGTTATAGTCCTCAACCGCAATATGTGGTCTTGAAACTGATAATAATTTGATTTCTTCTTGTGTTGCTTTGTCCAATGTGGTCAAAGTTAAGTTCAATGTTTGTGTGTAAAAAGTTGTTCCATTTTCTCTTGAACTGGTTATTGCAGTTTCTAAAGATGAAGAACCTTTGATATCGTATTTGAAAAAGTCTGGAGTTCCAGCAACTGCTGTAATCTCTCCAGCTACTATTGTAGCATCTCCTAATGTACCATAATCAGCGAAATAAACCGCTTTTAAGCCACCAACAGAACTTTTACAAGGTAACGCTCTACCAGATGTAAGTAAACAAGCCATAGTGTATATATTTTTTTAAGGTTATAAAAAAAAGGTAAGCAGATTAACCACCTACCTTTTTTTAGTTATTAATTATTTAATATTAAGAGTAGAAAACTACATCTTCCAATACTGCAATCTGAACTCCAGCAGTATAACGTGCGATAAATCTCAAATTTTTTGACCCATCTAAATCGCTCATATCCAGCACTTTAATTTCATTTGAGTCCGATAACAAGCCAGTCGCAAAAAACAAATTGGTCTTTAAAGTTGATACCATTGTGTTATCAGCTAATCCGTTTGCACAAACTACCTTAATTCCATCGAAGTACTGAATATCGATATCTTGGTTTGGACCTTGTGCCATTGAACCATTTGCACCAACTCCGTCAGCAGCAAATCCTCCTAGTGCTCTCTTGTATGCTCTCCATACGTTTTGAGATACATAGATATATAAATCTTCGTTTCCATACAAACTTGAAGGTACGCCATCAGCCACCTTTCCGAGCTCCGCTATAACATTTGAAGCAGTTACAGTTGCAGCAGTAATGTCTTGTCCAGCTGGTAAAGTAGCAGCAGTTAATAATGTAGCAAAACCATCAAATGTTCCAGCTCCAGCAGTTCCACTCCAGATATCTTGTTCTGTTTGTTGAGCAATCTCTCCAGCCATTAATCCGATAAAGTAATCAGAAAATGTTGATGGTAAATTGTCGTGTGCAGAATATCCCATTGAGATAGCTTCCCAATCTGATTGAAAAGGAGTTTTACAAAGTTCTAAATTTACTTGTAATTCCTTTGGTTCAATAATTCTTTCAGTTAATACAACTGCTCCAGCATCTGTAAAATCACAACTTGCATTTGCAATTGCTCCAGATAAACTCACTCTTTTTAATACTTCTTTAAACTTTACGTTTGGCTTAACTTCGATTAATCCGTTTGCGATTGTGTTTCCAGAAAGCAAAGCCGCCGATACATATTTTCCCGCGAAACTTCCGCTATAACTGCTCGTAATTGATAAACTCATAATTTTTTTTATTTATTTAGTTTGTTAAAAATTCTACTCATTGTGTTATTCTTACCTTTTTGAGAGTAAAGGTTTAACTCTTTCTTTGCAGTTCCGTTTTCTGGATTATGTGAAATCCCCTCAACATCTTCTGATAATTCAACAGATACTTCTTCAACTTCTTTTACTTCAACATTTGAAAGTTTCAGTTCGTTGATTTCAGTTCTTAATTTTTCGATTTCAGAAAAGAAAGTTTCTTTGCTTACTGATTCGATTACCTTTTTTGGTGTAGCTGTTTCGGTTGATAAATCTTCCTCAACAACTTCTTCCTCAACTGGTGCTTCTTCTTCTGCTGGTGCTTCCTCTTCTGCTCCAGCTTCTTTGATTTCTCCAATGATACCCTCTTCTGCAACAACGATTGTCATTCCATCAGCAGTAACATATTCTCCAACTGGTACTGCAACTCTTTCTTCATCTGCAACGACAAAGATTTCTGCACCAACTTCAAATGCTTCTGCTTCTAAAACAGCACCATTATCAAGTTTCATTTGTTCTAACTTTACTTCGATACCGAGCAAAGTTCTAACTTTGTTTAATGTTTGATTTGTGTTCATAGTTATATAATAAAATTTAGTTATTATTTTGCGTTTTGGTTATATAGAATTTAAACCTTTTATTAATTTTTCAACTTCATTTATATTTGACTCTATTTGAGTTTCTTGTTTTTGCAAAATCTTTAATATATCATTAGCACCCAATTCTATTGCTGATTTTTTTGTGCTTCCTATTTTTTTTAATAAATTTTTATTTAATTTTAGCGATTTTTCAGCAAGAGGTATTGCTTTAAATGCTAAATCAATAGCAGAAATAGCACCAGAATTTGCTTGTTTCATTTCGCTCTTAATATCATCAATTAAACCCAACTCAACCTTTTGGGCAGACAATTCAGTTTTCTCTTCCTTAAATAATTTGTTAAATACTTCCCTTTGTGTGTTCATAGTTATATATTAAATTCTTTTGGTTAATTTAATTTATTTTTTTTAAAAAATCATTCCATCCATTAAGTTCATTTTGATTTTCAAACATTTTTGAAACAAGTTTAAATGCTTCATTGTATTCTTTAATTGAACTAACATTAATCCCCAAATCTTTTGCTGAAATTTCTACTTTATTAAAAATAGATTCACTTTCTTTTTTTAGATTTGCAGCTTGTCTTATAGCTCCTCTGGTAATACCTTCTGCATCATTAACTACTTTTTTTACTTCTTTGTATTCTTTTTCAGCTTTATTACCCCATTTAACACCATCTTCTTGTAAACCAATAATTCTTTTAGCATCTGTTATTAGTTCTCTTAAATCATCAATAGCACCCAACTCAATCTTTTGTGCAGACAATTCTGTTTTTTCCTCTTTAAACAGTTTATTAAATACTTCTCTTTGTGTTTTCATTATATATATTAATTTAGTTTTCGTCTTCTATTGCGTTTATTCTTCCGATTCCTTGCTTCCAATATTCTGGAGCATTGCATTCTTTACCTTGATTCGTTTTACACTCAATAGAATATGTGTTTTTACACTTACAATAAACTGCTCTGCTCATTATGATAATAGTTTTTTAAGTTCTTCAATTACCTTTTCTTCAGCAGATAAATCTTCTTTTAGTTCTTCGTTTGGTCTTTCTAACTTATCCGCAAACATCCCTTCAATACTGAAACCTTTTACCTTACCAGTTTTTACATAGTCATTCCAAAGGTCTTCATTCTCAACTTTAACAGAACCCATCCAAGTACCAACTGGCACATCTAAACCATACAAAGCAGTTTTATCTTTTGCCTTGTCTTCAACTATCCAGCTTTCAACTAATGTTAATCCCTTTAATTGTGCATCGTGTTCTAATGTTGAGTTTGATTGATTACCATTCTGCAAATACATTTGAGATGCTTTTGCGACAGTCTTTTTTGAAAAGAATATATAATACTCATCCTCTCCGTTTCGTCTGTATATCGGCTTCTGTGGTATTAACAAAGCACCCATTAATAAACGCTTCTCTTTGCTTATTTCAGCAAGTTTAATTTCTTGCTTATTAAGTGCTATAAAATCAGATTCAATCGCTGGGTTTTCAACTACTGAAATAGCCTCAACTCCAATTGCCTCATCTTCATCCAAAATTAGTTCAATCATTTTCATAATTATATAATACTTTTAAGTTAATATTTTATATTTTGTTTGTATTTAAATTGATGCACCCTCAATTGTATTTCTATCCATTTCTTGAGATGTTGTAACATCAGCAGAAACTACATAAGCCCTCGTTGGTTCTTTTGATTGTGAACCAATTGCATCAGCTAATTGACTTGTTCCACTTGCTCCAACAACATTAAAAGCTGGAGGTTGAGAAATAGAACCACCAGACGGAGAAGATGCACCACCAGTTCCAGCACCTCCAGAAGCATTTGGAATTTTAACCGATGCCATTTGTTTAACAGTTTTTAATCCATTTGCTAAAATTGCTCCAGCATTAACAAACTTTAAAGCAGTTTCAAACGGTGTAATTGTTTTGGCTGCAAGTGCATCAGTAACCCCTTGGTATGTGTTTATTGTTGCCGCTGCAATACTCATCCCTTTTCCAGCAACTGTATTTTTTCCAACTACATCACTTAATTGGTTTAAACCTTGTTCAGTTTTTTCAGATTTTTCTTTTGCTGCTTGTGCTGTTAATTCGTCAAGTTTTTTTTCAGCAGCTGCAAATTGCTTTTTTAAAGTTAATCTGTCCTTGTCATTTATAGTTTTGTCAGCTAATAAAAGTTCCTCTCTTTCTTTTAATAAATCCCTTTGTTTCTCAAAAGATAACAATTCATATTCTTGGTCTAAAACTAATTTTTCAGATGCTTTTGCAGATTCTTCAGCGGCTTTTTTATCGTCTTCTTCTTTAAATTTCTTTTGTTGATTATCTAAAGCAATTTTTTTTGCAGCCAGTAATTCTATCGCTTGTGTACTATCAGCACCGTAGTACTTCATCGCTAATTCAAGTTTCTCGTTATAGCTTTTTTCAAGTAAACGTTTTTCTTCCTCTCTTTTTTCTTCCTCTGTATCAATTAAAGTTTTTCTAATATCTTCTGCTACTTTTGCTTCTTTTGCTTCTTCTTCTTTTATTAATTTTCTTCTTTTTCGCTGTGTGCTTTTATCAAATTCAAGTAATAATTTTCTATTAGCACCCTCAAGTACTAATTTTTTTCTTTGTAAACTTGCCTCATAATCAAAAGATTCTAATTTTCGTTCTTGTTCATCTTCGATGTTTTCAATTTGTAACTTTCTTAATGTATTATTTAATTCTTTTTGCCTTGATATTCTATCTTTGTTAGTTTGGTTTTCTTCTTTTATATCTTCAACTCTGTATTTATGTGATAAACCATTAAGTTCTTCAAGATATTTTTCAACATCCTTTTGATGGGAGTCTCTTATTCCTTTTAATGCTTCTGTTTGTTCTTTCTGTGATTCAAATTCATCTTCGTAATTCCCCGCTTGTAAAGATTTTGCCATTATTTGTGAGAATTCCAAATCTTGATTTGCTTGATTTCTTAATTCTTGTGTTTTTTTAAATAGCTTTTTTAAACCCTCTTCTTCTTTTTTTCTTAACGTTTCTTTGTCAGCTCCTTGTACTTTTAAAAGTTCTTGTTCTTGAGAAATAGTCTTTTGTAATTCCTTTAATCTTTTTTTATTTGCTTCACTTTGCTTTTTAATTGCTTCTGTTTGTGCTTCAATCGCTTTCGTGTTTTTTTCTGATTGTTCAGCTGAATCCGAAAACATTGTTACCAATGCATAACCAGCTGCGATAACGGCTGTAATCGCAACTACAATCGTCATCAATGGGTTTGCTGCCATTGCTAGATTCCACATCCTTTGAGCCCACGTTGCAATCTTTTGAACAACGGTATAGCTTTTTATTTTCTTACCTAACTTCGAAAATAATCCAGTTGAATCATTTAATCCTTTTGCAAATTCAACAAGGGATAAAGCACCAATTGCTCTGTTTACATTTTCGGCAGAATCCTCTCCAATAACTCCAAATTCTTGCATCGTGCTTGTGGCTAAAACAGCACCACTTGCAACAGTAGATAAACCAGTAGAAACTTTTTGAGATAGAGTCATACTACTCCTATCCATTATTTCGTCAACCTCCTTTTGAGCAACTTTTAACCTAGATGCTTCTTGTGTAAGTTGTTTGAATTCTTCTGATGCTGTATCACCAGCTTGTGCCATTTGGTAAAGCCTATCTTCTAACTCTCCAACCCTAGATGATAAAGGTTTTACCTCTCCATAAACATCCTCAAAAGATTTACTTAAATTATCTAAATTCTTTTGCGCTTCTTTAGTTGACGCTTCTATTTCAATTATTACTTTTTCAGCCATTTTATCTTTTGTTTTATTCTTTTTGGAACTTCTTTGAAACTGTTTGGAAACTTATTTTTTCCTTTTGCTAATTGTACAATATCTGCTTTAGATTCTGTATGCTTTAATAAATATAAAATATTTTTTATCATAGGTCGTTTAATAGTTCAATTTCAGATTTGCCACTTTTGAAATTTGTTGTTATTGAATTTATTTTATATTGATGGTCACCAATAATAAACCTATCCGCTAAAGTGTAATTTAATAATATCTTCATCGGTAAGTATGCACTTACTTTTGTTATCCTATTCTTTGGATTAAATACGCTTGTAATGTAATTCTTATAAAACACTTCAAACAATGTATCTGTAAAATCATTACCCCCAGAATATTCATTTAATTCATTGTAAAAGTTTATATTCTTTTTACTTGTGCTTCTTGATAACGCAACACTATTTGACGGAATATTGTATGTCGATTGTGAAACGTGTGAAGTTGGTGTTGTTAAAAAAGAAATTGGTGTAGCATTTGTTTGCGTAATAGGATAAAAAATTAATGGCTTACCAAAATAACTTTCTTGGTTATCGTCTACAAAATATCCAACTTGTACATCTGTATTTAAACCAGTTGCTACATTTATTAAATGCTCATATTTTAATTGTGAGAATGGTGTTTTAATATTATAAATTCCGCCATCTAATTTTTCCCCTCCAACATAAGATTCTTTTCCCCAAACTTTACCAAATAACTGATTGTGTTTAGAAGCTAAAAATGTTTTTGTGTCTTCGTGTTCAAAATTTATTTCTCTAAATGGCAAAGCTATATTAACAGAACCCTTACTATTATCAACGTATTTTGTAATATCATAAACTACACCATCGCTATAAAAATCATCTAACGTTTTTACAATTATATCATTTGTGTTCCTTTCAACATAAGCTGTCAAATTAAATGTTTTGAAAATTCCAGTTAAGAAATCCAAAGTTTTCATTTCTGGTATTTGTTGACTAATAGAAAAATCAAATGTACTTGTATGATTATATATACCAGTTGGGTAATTAATTGTTGCTTGAGAGCCACCACCTAAATTATATAATATATCCCATTCAACTTCTGAAAAACTTATATCATCATCAGATTCCACATAAGCAGTATAATCCCCTTGTTCTAAATTAAAATCATTTTGATTCATTGTAACACCTTGCGTAACAGTTCCAGTATTATAAACCTCAACACCATCTTTTTGTAAAGATATTTTGTAGTTACTTGTTGTCGTTGATGTAAATGTTAAGCTATAACCTAAATACCTTGTTGGGTCACCAGTTACTCTCATTGTTGTAGCACTAACCATTTGTGTTAATGTAGCATCTGGACTTCCAATAGTTCCCGACCACCCATCTACAATTGATTGATTAACGCCAGATAAGTTTTCAACATCTCCCTTTTTTCTGTGCAACCAAAGAAACAAATTATAGTAATGCTCATTTGAACTATTGAAAAAGTCATCACTAAAAGTAAGCCCATATTTGACTCCAATTGCTTGTATGATTTTATCAATCCTAATAGCGTATTTTAAATCACTCCAAAGAACTCCGTGTAAATCTTGCGTGTGTCCAGTATCATAATACAAATTACCTTCACCATCATCCTTATGACTTCCGCTATCATAAAACAATCTCTTTGTATGTGTAATCAAAGGCACAACAACATCACTTGTTGTAGAGTCAAATGTTAAAGCACTTCTTACTGCCGTGAAACTATATTCTTTGTCGTAATCAGTTAAGTCTAAAGATTGCAGCTTGTCATCGCCTATAAGGTCTTTTAAGACAACGGTACTACCAAAGAATGTAATTCTATATGTATGAGGTTTATTGTCCTTTAAATCTACTCCTTCAAGTTTAATTTTACCATCTCTAAAAGGTAAACTGTCAAGCTCTATATTTGAGTTCTTTTTTATTCTTGCATCAAATCCGTTTACAATATCAAAGTTATAATAGTGTTTGAAAATCTTATTATTTATTTTTGTTGCTGGTAAACTAAACGTTCTTGAAAATGCAGTAAATATTTTACCAATATCTTTAACATTCTGAATCGTATCCGTTATTGAAACAGTTTCATCGTTGAACATATCAACTCGTTGACCCTCGATATATAGTTGTATGTTTTGCATTTACCTAATATTGTTTATTACGTTATAAGAGTTTTCAAAGTCAAATGTATACTCAACTAACCTATCATTTAAAGATGTCTTATAAGTGATGTTTGATGTATTTACATTGATTGGTAATACTTGTTCGCCAGTTTCAATAATGTTTGTTATCCAAACCTTTTCAGATAGCATCATTTGTTTAAAAACTTCGTTGTATTCTTCACTTAAAAATCCGCTGCTTAAAGTAGTTGATTCTGTTGCTTTAATATTAAAATCCCTATTTGTATGACTGCTTATGTTATAAGTTTTATTTGAGTTTAAGATGTTTGCTTTGTAAGTTTCCTTTGAAACATTCATTTTCTCAACTGCCTTTTTAAAGAAATACATATCTTGCAACGCTCCAAACTTATTTATAAAAGTTATTTTCTTTGGTTGATATTTACACTCTTCAATTACATTTACTTTAATAGTTTCTATTTTACCACCTCCAGAAACTTCTATTTTGTCAACCGCACCAATCGAATAGTTATTAAAGAATGACTGTAAGCAAACGTTATTTTCAAAGTCAACAGCACCATCTTCAAGAACCCTTTCTTCAAACGTATCCCAATTTACAGTATCGCCATAAATAGAAACATACTTTATTTGGTTAGCACTGTCTTGGTCATAGACAAATGTTTCAGATGCTATCACCTCACCATTTTTGTAGAACACAACTGATGGAGAATTTAAACCAGTATAAATTGGTAACCTAAAAGTGTTATCTTCTAAAACAAACAATTCTCTGTTGGTAATCATTGCATTGCTTTCGTCAGCTGTTTGCTCTTCATAATAGTTGTATCCGTCAAATGCGATAATTGTTTCTCCGTCATCAGCAATCTCGTTATCATTTACATCATAGGCAAAAGTTTCTACCTTAACCCAAACCGCTTGACCAGTATAATCTCCATCAAATATAATATCTAACTCATCCCTTACCAATTCTGCTACTTCAAAATATACAGTTTCTTGACCAGATAAAACCGACTTTCTAATCTCGTAAGTTGGTGTTGATGGTGCAGCACTTGAATTGCCAGTATATACATAAAGTTTTAATATAGCGTATGAAATACCAACCTCGTTAATATTAAACCAGTACGGACTCCTTGTGTTTATTCTTGCCATTATCTTTTTGCTTTGTTATTTATTGTATTTTTCATAAAAGTTTCAATATCTAATTTAAACGGTTCAAGTAAATCTTTACTTAATCCTTTGAATGCTTTCTCAAATGGTTTTGTAAAGAATAAACTCGGTGCAATACCTTTTTGATAAATACTTCTACTGATTAAAAATGCTGTGCTTTTATAACTTAAAAACCTACCGCTTTTTCTATCCCTAAATTGAAACCTTTTTCTTTGTACCCATTTATTAATCCCCTCCGTTAAACCACCTTTTCGACCAGTACCACTTCCAAACCTAAATGGACTGTTTGGAGCTTTTGCACTTGAGCTTTTACCTTTTACACCCTTGTCTTGAAACGTTCCGTATTCTTCCATTAAGAAAGATAATTCAAAGCTATTTTTAGAAACCTTAA